TTAGTAAATTAAGTTATGAAGATGCATTTGACTTAATACTTCACAATGAACCACATTGGGTTATTAGTTTTAGAAATAATACATATTTTGGAGAAAAAGATTATTGGGAATTTGGAGGAAGTAATATGGCAAATAATAATTATGGAGAGATATTTATTTGGATTAATGTAGATGTAGAAATAGCAGAAAAAATATTTACTAAATTTAATTTAATAAAAAATGAATATTAAAAACAAATTAAAATGATAACAGTAAAAGAATTAATAAATAATCTTCAGGAAATGATTAAAGAATATCCAGAAAGTGAAAACTTTCCTATTATTTATAGTCATGATGATGAAGGGAATGAATATCAAATAGTAACAAATAATCCTTCTATTTGTGCAGTAGATACTTTAAATGATCTTTCTTATAGAAATTTAGATATAATAGGATTTATGGGAGAGGGATTAGAAGGGATAAAATTTAAATTTTGTAATGCAGTAATAATTAACTAATGATAAAAATATTAGCAACAAAATTAGCAGATAAATTAGCTCATTTAGAGACAAAAAAAGAATTAATTATTGAAGGATTAATCGAGGACGAAAAAGAAATGTATGATGAAGAAAATAACTATAGAGATTTTGTAGATATTAAATTTAACAAGCATTTTGATTATTACTTTGATTTAATTTGGTGTTTAAAGGAAGATTAACACTTACTTAAAGTCCTATTATAGTAATATAGTAGGACTTTTTGTATTTTTGTAATGTAACAAAACAAATAAAATGACAAAAGTAAAAGAAGACACAGAAGAAAAAATAGCAGCTTTAATGGCTGATTTTAACAAAAAGTTTGGTAAGGGAGTAATAATTGATGCTAGAAAAAAAGAAGCTTATGGAGATGTTATTCCTACTACGCCCTTTAGTTTAAGAAATGCTTTAGGAATTGGAGGGTTTGCTAAAAGAAAATTATATACAATAGATGGAGATACTTCAGCAGGTAAATCTACCACTGCATATGACGTAATAGGCAATTGTCAAAAAGAATTTAATGATACTTGTCTACTAATTGATAAAGAGGATAGTTATACTACTGCTTACGGAGAAAAATTGGGAATTGATAATGAAAAGTTAGTTATTGCTACTCCCAACACTTTGGAGGATATGTATGAATTACTTACTTCAGCCTTACAAAGTGGTTTATTTGGTACTATTGTAGTAGATTCAGTAACATCTTTTGCTCCCAAAGCAAGACATGAAGGAAGTGTTGTTATGGGAATTGAAGCAAGAGTAAACTCGGATAAAATGAGGATGGTAATGTCTGCTCTTGAAAAATCAAACACTTGTTTAATATTTATTCAACAAATTAGAAATGCTATTGGATGTTTTACAGATGAAACGTATATAGACGTAAAATAATTTTCCCAATTTGTTTGGAAATATCAATTATTTTGCTATATTTGTAGGAAAATTAAATCTATGAAAAATTGTAAAATTTGCAATTCTGTATTTACAAGCAAAAACAAAGGGAAATTAACATGTAGTAAAAAATGTTCTTATCAATTAAGAGGAAGAGGGACTGCAAAAAAGAATATGATAAACATACCTGAAAATGTAATTGATAAAATAAAAGAAATATTGCAATATGGGTATGTTTATCGTTCTGATTGTATTTTACATCATTTAGGAAATCCTTTTAGTTACAAACCTTTAAATAGAATATTAGAGGAAAATGAGGAACTTAGACAACTAAAAGAAAAAGTAACTTACAAAAATTTTCCATCAATTATTCAAAATTTAGAAAAAGAAAAATTTGAAGAATTGTTAAATGATTATAAATTTTTACCTTACCATAAAATAGCCGAAAAATGGAAGTTTCCATTTAAAACAATTACAAGAATATGTAATATAGTTTATAAAAAGAATCCTCGTTATAAGATAACAGATGGGGAAAGGAAAATGAGATATGACAGAGCATATTTAGAAGAATTTAGAAAAAATAAAGGTAGTAAAAGTGAAACATGGTTGGAAAAAGTAGTAAGGTCTGTTTTACTTTGTTTAGATGTGGATTTTTTAGCACAAAAACATATAAAGTTAAATACTTTTAAGTGCGATTTTGTTATAAAAAATACAAATAAATTAATTGAAGTAAATGGAAATTATTGGCATGGGTATAACAAAAAGTATGAAGATTTAGACTTAAAAGTTAAAGAATCTGTTGATAACTATGCAAAAAAGTTGCAATTTTATGCAGAAAATAATTATGAAGTTTTAGAAATATGGGAACATGAAATTAATGACAATTTAGGAGAAGTAATTAAAAAAATTAAAAAATACATACAATGATTAAATTTAAAGACTTTATTAATGATTTAAAATTAGATCTTGAAGAAAATTCAAGTATTGACATCATTTAAAAAAAACTATAAAAAGTTACAATCACAAAATCAACCAAGTAGAATACAAAAAGATAGTCAAAGTAATAAGAAAACAAGATGATTTTGTATATATTGTAAAAACACCTTTTAATTCTTTAGAGTGTTCTTTGGATCATAAATTTTGTGTAGGTTTCGGAGAAAACGATTATAAAACTGTTGAGGAGTTGATAGACGAAGGGTTTGAAAAAGTAGAAATATTAGGAGATAATGGTTTTGAATCTATTGTTCAAATAGAAAAAACAGATATTTTAAAGCCTATTTATGATTTAGAAGTAGAAGGTAATCATAATTTGTTTACTAATAATCTTTTATCTCATAATTCAATGGGCGACCCAACTACTGTTAGTGGGGGAAAAGCAATTCCATTTTATGCACATGTAAGAATAAGAATTACAAGAAGTGAGATAGATAGGGAAAATCAGCAGAATGTAATGACATTTACAGTGATAAAAAATAAACTGGCTCCTCCTTTTACAGTAGGTACGATGATTTATAGAATTTGATATTATTAAAAAAGTGGGAAATACTTATCATTTCCCTGAAAGAACTGATACTCAAGTAGGTAAAAAGAAAACTATTCAATATTTAAAAGATAATCCTGAGTATATGAAAGAGATTCTTGAACCTTTAGTAAAAGATTTTTTATCTCAAACTAATTTAAGAAAAGAAGATTTAACAGAAGAAATAATGAATTAATATGAAAGTTAATGAAGATTTACTGATATATACAGTAATAAAAGAATCAGGAAATGAAGATGGTTGGGAAATAAGTTCCAACATGGGAAAAAAGGGATATTACATACCTTATATTGAAAATAAAAGTATTAATTTTTTTGCAGATGCAGAGGATTGGATTTTAAATACATTATATATTAATTTAACAATCATGATAGAAGCCAAACAATTATGGATTGGACTTACTGATGAAATAATACGTTTTAGAAAAGAAGAAATTCCAGAAATACCCATAAATGATTATGAAATAATAGTAGATTTAATAGAACAAGCAATAGAATTAGGATTTTTTAGAGAATATTATGATAAAATCAAATAGAACTACCATTTTATTATTACCTTTTTATTCAAACTTTGGTTCTGAATTTGTTAATTGTTTTGAACAAATTATAGGAAAAGGAGCTGCAAATATTCAATTATATATAGGGGATGCTGATTATAGTAGAAGCTTTTTAAATATGGAAAAACTTCTTGAAGATAATCTTATTTTTGTGCAATTATTGGAAGAACCTTTTAATTTTGAGAAATACTTATTACAAATACAGAGCCATCAAAATTATGTAACTGATTATGAGTACAAAAACTATAGAGTAATAGTGTTTAAGTTGAATGAACCCTTTTCTACAGCTATAAAACAATTTAAAGAATCTAAATATTCTAAAATGTATGATAAAGCATTCATAGATTATGCCTTTAAAGCAACTCAAGATTGGTATTTAATCTATGCAGACGATCATCAAATAGTTAGATTTCCTATGTTTGTAAACAATAAAATGGCAGATTTAGACTATTTAAAAAATAAATGGGATGCAATTAATGCAATGAATTTTTACAAAAAGATAATAATCAGTCCTTTTCACATGCTAAATAAATCTGAAAACCTCAGATATTTATTAGAACATATTTATGGGTCTGAAATACCCAAAGAAAATGAATTAGTAACAAAAATAAACTTAAAAGACGAAATACTACATTATATATGACAGAAACACAACAATTATTATCAGATTTTAAATTTTATTCTTCCTATTCTAAATATCTTCCAAATGAAGAAAGAATGGAAACTTGGGAAGAAGCTGTAGACAGAGTAATGTCTATGCATTATAAAAAATATACAGAAAAGATTACTCCTGAACTACAGGAATATTTAGATTTTGCTACTAAATTATATAAAGAAAAAAGAATTTTAGGATCTCAAAGAGCTTTTCAATTTGGAGGAGAATCAATACTAAAACATCAAATGAAAATGTTTAATTGTTTAGTAATGTATTGTGATAAAAGTTCTTTTTTCAGAGAAGCAATGTATTTATTACTTTGTGGATGTGGAGTAGGATTTTCAGTACAAAAAAAACATATTGAATCTTTACCTACATTAGGTAAAAGGTTGGAAGGAGTAAAAACTTTTACTATAGAAGATTCTATAGAAGGTTGGGCAGATGCAATTGGAGTTTTATTAGCATCCTATACATTATCAGATATTAAATTTCAAGAATATTATGGTTATAGAATAGATTTTGATTATTCTAAAATAAGGGTAAAAGGAAGTCACATAAGCGGAGGATTTAAAGCACCTGGACATGAAGGACTTAAAAAATCAATTACTAAAATTCAAGAATTAATTGATGAACAAATAAATGGATCAAATGAAATAGATTTTAAATCCCTCATTGCTTATGATATTGTAATGCACATGGCAGATGCAGTATTATCTGGAGGAGTTAGGAGAAGTGCTACTATATGTTTATTTTCCCACGATGATAATGAAATGATTACTGCTAAAACAGGAGATTGGTACATTAAAAATCCTCAAAGGGGAAGATCTAATAATTCTGTTGTATTGGTGAGAAATAAAACTTCTAAAGACAAATTTTTAAAGATTATTGAATCTGTGAAACAGTGGGGAGAGCCTGGGTTTGTATTTACTGAAAATGAAGATATTTTATATAATCCCTGCCTTGAAATAGGTATGAGACCTATCACTGAAAATGGCGATACAGGCGCACAAGGTTGCAATCTTTGTGAGATAAATGGTTCTTTATGTACTACAGAAACTCAATTTTATGATGCCTGTAAAGCAGGAGCTATATTAGGTACTCTTCAAGCAGGATATACAGATTTCAAATATGTTAGTAAACATACTAAGGAAATTTTTGATAGAGAAGCTTTATTAGGGGTATCTATAACAGGATTTATGAATAATCCTGAAATACTATTTAATCTTGAAATACAAAGAAAAGGTGCTGAAATTATTAAAAATATTAACAAGGAAGTTGCAAAACTTATTGGAATTAATCAGGCAGCAAGAACTACCTGTGTAAAACCTAGTGGAAATGCAAGTGTTTTATTAGGAACTGCTTCAGGTATTCATGGAGAACATTCAAAAAAATATTTCAGAAATGTTCAGGTAAATAAAGAAGAAGATTTAGGTAAATACATAAAATCTATGAATCCTAAAATGGTGGAGAATTCTCTTTGGTCAAATAATGATTCTGATTGGGTTATTTCCTTTCCTATAGTAGCTAAAGAAAATTCTATTTTTAAAAAACAATTATATGGTATAAAACAATTAGAATATGTTAAAAATATTCAACAAAATTGGGTAGAATATGGAACTAATATTGAACTATGTACAGATCCAAGCATCAGACATAATGTATCAAATACTATTGTAGTGGATGATTGGGATGATGTGGCAGAATTTATTTATGAAAATAAAGATTATTTTGTAGGAGTCTCTTTATTAGCTCCTACAGGAGATAAAGATTATGCTCAAGCTCCTTTTACAGAAATTATTGAAACAGAAGATATTGTAAAAAAGTATGGAAAAGCTTCATTATTTGCTTCTGGATTAATAGTTGATGGATTACATGCTTTTGGACATTTATGGACAGCATGTAATGCTATTTTATTTGGCAAAGAAATAGAAGAAACTGAATTTAATAGTTTATTAAAAAAAGATTGGATTAGAAGGGCAAAACAATATGCTGATAGATATTTTAATTCAGATTTAAATAAAATGATTAATTGTCTAAAAGATGTTTCTTTATATCACAGATGGATTGAAATTAACAGAGAATTTAAGTTAATTGATTTTCAAAATATAGAAATAAAACCTAATTATACAGAAGTAGATAAATTAGGAGCAATTGCATGTAGTGGAGATCAATGTTCCCTTCAATTTTAAATAATAAACACTTAACAAAAATCTACCATGAATATGTTTATATTTGTGGTAGATTTTTTAATTTTAAAATTATGAAAAAATACGAATACTTTGCACCTAAGATAGAGGATATTTGTAGTGGATATGAATATGAAGTTTTAAATGGAGGTATATGGAAAAAAATTAATGAATTTTCTAATGCTTATATGTACGATGATAATCCTCATTATGAAATTTTGAAAGATATAGAAGAAGGTAAAATAAGAGTACCTTATTTAACTAAAGAACAAATTGAAAATGAAGGATGGAAATTTACTCAACAAATTGGAAATACTTTATTTTTCAAGAAAAAAGATTTTGAACTTACTTTTAATGATAACTATATAAATATAAATAATTTTGGAGAATATGATTTAGGATATTGGGGAAATTGTAAAGATATTAATACATTCAGATATATTTGTAAATTACTTGAAATATGACAAAGCTAATAATTTTCCTTATAATAATAGGTATATTCTGTATCTATAAAGTAGTAAAAGGATTAAAAGAAATTACAACAATAGATTTAACCCAAGAAGATTATGATGAATACTAAATTAGGATTAAATAGGGCTGAATTTGAATTTAATCCTTTTTGTAAGGATAAAATAAAATATTTAGATAGATTAACATCTGTAGATGGAAAAATTAATTTAATAGCATTGTTTAATAAAAATTATCAACTTATTACAGATGATCCAAATGCTTACATGGATTTAAATAAGTATCATAACATGGAATTTATTAATGATTCTGAAAGAATAAGAAACTTCCAAAATGGATTTAAAGGAATTAAAGAATCAATTGGTAAATTAGATTATGAACTGGATTTTGACTTTATTACTCAAATGGCTGAAAAAATGAGTTTAAATAAATCAAAATATGAACCTTATAATTGGAAAAAACCTATTGACATTGAATTATTAAAACAATCTTTATTCAGACATGTGATAGAAATTATGAAAGATAATTATGAAGATGATAATAGAGAATTTGGTCACTTAGAAAGTGCTGCACTCAATTGTATGATGATTAATTACCAACTTAAAAATATCAAACATGAAAATACAAGTCCAAGTCAATAATTGTCTAAATTGTCCATTTATTGTAGAAGAATTAGATTATGATTCTGTAGGTAAAGAAATTTGTATTAGTTGTAATTTATTGAAATTTTTAAAGTTAGAAAGGATGAATTATCACACTTATAGATATTTTGACTATGAAAAATGGTTTAATCAAACATATTTAGAACCTTTAGAAAAATGCCCGTTAAAAGAAATAGATAAAATAGAGATACAATATGAATAAGAAAGATAATCCTTTAAAAGAATTCAGAAAAGAATACTTTAGAAATTTATTAGAAAATAAATATCATAATATGAAGTATGGAAATACTTTAACTATAGGTATTCAATTCTTAAATGAAGAAGGAGGAGTTGAATGTAGATTTACAGAAACAATTAAAAAAGAAGACTTATGAAACAAAGTAGACCGTTTAAAGATAAACCTTGGTTAATTTTAGAAGAATCTTCTTTTTTAGAAACTTTATTCTTTGGAACAAGATCAAGAATGTATGTAGATACAAAACATTCTGAATGGATAAAAATGGTATTGAAAACAAATGAAAATTTAAAAAAAATAAAAATTAAAGTATGAAAATAAATAGAAAAAAATTGTATAAGTTATATATGCAATGGGTAAATCAAGTATCTGAAGATATTGATTGGAAAACAAGTTTTTCACCAGAAGAGATAGTAAATGCAATTGCAAACATTATAGAGAGAAATCCTAAATTAATAAAAAATGAAAGTAAAATTAAATAGTGGAGTAGAATATTGGGTAAGTTGGTATCATAAGAATGTTAGTGAATATGAGAGAATGAAAGGAAAGGATTCTTTTACAAAATGTCTTATTCAAAATCAAACTAATTTAGAAATTAATGGTAAAGGAATTGCTAAATTAGGTAAAAAAGAAAAACAATTCAATAAAGATCTTGGTAGAAAAATATCCTTGAAAAAAGCAATGTCAAATATAGGATTAAATAAAGAAACCAGAACTTTATTCTGGAATGAATACCATACATTGACTAATAAATCTCAAAGAATAAAATAATATGACCGTACTATTAAAAATTAAATTAAAAAAAGCAACTAATATCTTTTCTTTAAATGAAATAATTTACTACCCAACTGGAAATAAATTCTTTGCACAGGTAAAATCTAAAGATGTGCCTAAATGGATTGAATCTGAACAAGTTAAATCTATTAAAATTATGAAATTTTTTAAAAAATGAATGAATTAAAGGTAAATGTCTATTCTGTATTAGAAGATTGCATAGAAATAGGAATTGATGGAGGATTTAATAAAGCACATAAACACACAGATAATCCTACAGAACAACAATTAAAAGAAGAAATTCTTCGTTATATAATGTTGCAAATCTCTGAAAAATTTGTTTTTGATGATTAAAAAAAAATCTTGCCAAATAGAAGGATGTGATTTACCTATTTGGTCGAAAAAGCTTTGTAAAAAACATTACAGTATTGAATATCCTCCTAAAAAAATTCAGTATAAATCTGCCAAACAAAAACTGAAAGATGTTAAAAAGAAGGAATATACAAATAAACAGTTTGAAATGTTTTATGATATATGGTCTAAAAGAAGACATTATTGTGAATCTTGTGGATTATGGTTAGGAAATGAACCATTGAGTATATTCTTTGATCATTTATTAGAAAAATCAATCTATAAAGAACTTGCTTTAATAGAAGATAATATTTATCTTTGTTGTACAGAATGTCATACTAAAAAAACAATGGGCTTTCCTTCTGAAAAACATAAACAAGCTATAAATAACGCTAAAAAATTATTTTTAATTGATAGGAATATATAAAATAACATCCCCGTCTAAAAAGGTTTATATTGGACAGTCTTGGAATATAAAAGAAAGATTTAGAAAGTATAATTATAAAAGCAATCAACAACTTTTAATGAGATCTTTTTCTAAATATGGTTTAGAAAATCACGTTTTTGAAATAGTGGAAGAGTTAAATGAAAATATAACTCAAGAATTTCTTGACGAAAGGGAAATTTATTATATGAAATTATATAAAGATAATGGTTTTATTTTATTAAATATTAGAGAAGGGGGTAGCAGAGGTAAAGCTTCTCCAGAAACTATATTAAAAATGAAAAACAATCTAAAAGGAAGAAAAAGTCCAAATAAAGGGAAAAAATTTTCTCAAGAAACAAAAGATAGAATTAGTAAAGCTAAAAAAGGATGGAAACCTACTTCTGAAATGATTTCAAAGCGACTTGCTACTATAGCAAATAAACCCTTTACAGAAAAACAATTAATGCAAATAAATAATTTTAGAAAATTAGGGGTAAAGTCTATAATAAAAAGTGTCCTTCAATATGATAAAGAAAATTTTATTAAAGAATATGAAAGTATTGCTGAAGCTCAAAGAATTACAAATATTAAAAGTACTGGAATTAGTAATTGTTTGGCAGGAAGAGCTAAAACAGCGGGGGGATTTATTTGGAAATATAAAATGCCCAAAGATGTATGAAAAGTTTAATACTGAGTTAACAAACAAGATAGTATCTTTGGACAAATAAAAAAATATGAAAGTAACATTATTACTCCTGGAAGATTTGGAGAAAGACATTCAAGAAGAAGTTAGGAAGCAATCAGAGAAAATGAATAATACTTCAGACTATGATAGAGTATTGGCTGAACTGGAAGGAAAACAAAGTGAGCAAGAATCAATTATTTATGTAGATATAACAAAATATTATAAGCTAACAGACTTCTTCTTTAAAAAAGAAAGTGTAGTAGGTTTATTTATGTCCACCAAAACTACTAAATTAGATAACAAAATTATGGTAATTATCATAGACGGTCAAGAATATGATTGTTTATTTGATGTAACCATTTATGAAGAACTTAAACAATTTTTAAATAATTAATATGGCAGAAAAATTAACATTTGGACAAGAAAGAGTAGGGATTAATTTCAATCCATCTCAAAAAGAAGAAGTAAAAAGAGTAAAAGAAACCTTTGCATTCATAATTGATTATCTACAAGGATATAAAAATGGATTTACTGTTGAACCAGAAAATTCAAATTTAACCTCAGCAGAATTCAATCAAAAATATGCAGAAACATTCAGATTAATAGCATTAGCTCAAACAACAGCAGAAGAAGCATGTATGTGGGCAGTAAAATCAGTAGTAAAATAGATATAATATGGAAAAAACATTAACAAACACAACAGCAAATCAAGCAAAAGATAACGTAAAAGACATTCAATTTTGGGGAAATGGAGATACTTTTAAATTAATCTCTAAAGCTTCAAGTCAAAATGAAGGATGGATGAAATCAACTAAAGCTATGGAAATTCCAGGATTAGGATGTGTAGTGCAGGTAACTACCCAACAAAAAAACCCTGACCTAAGTTATTCTCTTGCAGAAGCTAT